AAATTTTGTGCTAAAACTCTTTGAAAAAATAATTTACTTGAATAAAAAAAGAACTCATTTTAAAATTGCCACAATTTTTAAAGGATAAAAAATGCTTAAAATTTTTGAAAATGAGCTTTTGGAATTATTAAAAGATTTTAAAGCAAAAATGTATTTAGGCGAATTTGAAGATACTCAAAACATAGCAACTTGCATTAATAGCTTAGATGCTTCACTCTTGCTTGATTTTGAAGGAGAAAGTTATAAAGATTTAGAAAATAAAGTGGGTACTTGGAAACTTTATATTTTAACCCACACTAAATCAAAAGCACCTAAGCACAGGATTGATGCTAAACATAAATTATTTGACACGATAGAAAGCGTTGATAAAGTGCTTTTAAATGCGGAACTTAGCAATGGTTTTAGAATAGAGCTTAAAGATCTTAAAAAGGTTTATGAAGGAATAAGCGATCATGGTTATTTAAGCATTTATGCAAGAACTTTGCAAAGTAGCTTTTTATCAAAAGATGATTTTTTAAGGATTTAAAATGCTTTTTATTAATAAGGATAGTTTAGTTGAAGCAAACAATGATAAACCTATAAAAGTTGCAATTAAGGGTGAGTGGAAAGGACACAATAACGGTAGATTTAAGGTTGATGATAAAGATTTAAACTCAATAATTGAAAATTTTAATCAAAAAAAGATTGATTTGGTTATTGATTACGAGCACCAAAGCTTAAAAAATGAAAAAGCACCCGCTGCAGGTTGGATTAAAGAGCTTTATTTAGAAAATGATGCATTGATGGCTAAGGCCGAGTTTAACGAAGAAGCAAAAAATTATATAACAAATAAGCAATATCGCTATTTATCTCCTGTATTTGAGTTTAATACAAAAGACAATAAAAGCGGAGAACTAGTAAGAGCTAAACTTCACTCCGTCGCACTAACTAATACACCATTTATTGACGAGCTTGGCGAACTCATTGCAAACAAAAATAATATTCATCAAAACAAAGGAGAGAAAATGGATGAAAAAATCAAAGAGCTAGAATCTCAGATTATAGCTTTAAAAAATGAAAACAGTTCACTGACTTCACAAAATGAAGCTTTAAAAAAGCAAAACGAAGAAAGTGCTAAAAACTTAGCTAACTCTTTAGTGGATAATGCTCTAAATAGTGGCAAAATTGCTAATTCTCAAAAAGAATGGGCAATATCCTATGCTTGCAAAGATTTAGAGGGTTTTAAAAACTTTTTAGAGACTAAGGACGATCAAGCTAATACTCAAGTTCCAAAAAACAATGTTTTTGCAAACAAAAACAATCCAGCAAGCAATAGCGATCTTGATGTAGTAAATTTAATGCTAGGAGTTTAAAATGGATGAAAATTTAACACAAGATCAACAAAATGTATCTAATGAAAATATTTTAGAAAACAAAGAAAATGAGGAGCAGATTTCACCACATAACAATGAGGATGAAATGCAAACACAAGATCAAAACCCACCAGTTACTGAAAATGAAGAAGGAGAAAAAATGGCAAAAGAAGCTTTAATACAGCTTCCAAGAAGCTTAGAGCAAATTATTTCAAAAGAAATTTTAAGTATTAATGCAAAAATCGATCTTGAAAGCAATGCTAATTTAGCACTCGGGACGCTTTTAATCAGTGAAGATTTTGGAGAGACTTTTAAAAAATGTCCTGATGATTTAGCAGGAAAAAGCAATTTTAAATTAGCACTTTTAAAAGATGATGTATTTGCAAATGGCAATTATGGCATTTTGCTTATGGGCGAAGTCAATCTTTTAAATGTAAATGCAAGCATTAAACAAGCTGCTTTTTTACAAAATTTAATCATCGATACTAAGGAGTAAGGAATGGATTTAGAACAGCTTTTAGAATTATTTTCAAGCACAAAAGTAACTGAAGTCATCAATCAAACTAAAGCTTCACCTCATTTTGTGAGCGATACTTTTTTCAAAGATAGAATTCCAAGTTTAGAAAGTACCGCAAGGGTTGAGATCATTAAAGGCGCTGGTATAGTACTAAATAGCGTTTCAGAAAATGGTGAACACTCCCTAGAGGAAACAAGAAATTCTTACATTTTGAATATTCCTTTGCCACGCTTTGCTCTTGTAAAAAGAATTAGTGCGAGCGAAATTAACTCTTTAAGATCTTTAGCACTAAGAGAATCGCAGATAAAGAGTTTAAGTGGAGCTATGGGAGTTTTAATTAAAGAAATGAAAGAAAGCTTTACCACCACGCTTGAATATATGGCAAATGGTGCTTTATTTGGAAAAATTTTAGATGGAAAAGGCAATGTTCTTTTTGACTTTGGAAGTGCAAGTAAGAAAGTTGTTAGTGTTAAAAAAGATGGGAGTGTGACTTTAGCCAGTGTTTGTGATGCAATTGATGCGGCAATTATTGATGAATTTGGAACAAGTGCTGATTATGAAGTGCTTTGTGGAAATGAACTTTTTGCGGCTATTTCTAACTTAGCCTTAAGCGAAGATCTTTATAAAAATCACCTTGCAAGCAGGGATGATAAAGACAAGTCCTTAATTTTATATGGAACCAAATATCGCCGCTATAGTGCAAAATACAAAAATACAAATGGAAAAAGCGTTGAATTTTTAAAAGGCACTGAGGGTATGGTTGTGCCAAAAGACAATTCTAATCGTATTTATTACACAAGAGCAAATCATACTGACGCTTTAGGAAAGGCACCAAGTTTAATGTTTGTTTCTAAGCCTGAGATTTTACCTCGTGGGGCTGGAATTGAAATTGTAGGCGAAATGAGAGCCATGCCAGTTTGTACTAGACCAAATGGGCTTATTAAGCTTGTTTTAGAATAAGCGCACAATTTTAGCTTTAAAGGCAAAAAATGCTTTTAAAGCTAAAAAGATATTAGAAAAAGATTTTAAACGATTTTAACCATATTTTAACCACATTAAAAAAGGTTTTTAAAATGAATTATCAAGACACTTTAGAAGAAGAACTTATCACAGGAACTAAAACACATCTTTTTATGATAGATGAAAAAGATCTGATAAAAGAATTAAGCGTTCATGCCATAGCAGAGCTTAGCGATTTAAACGCTGATAGTGTTTGTGATAAAGAAGTGATTGATGATGCTATTAGCGATGCTCAAAGTTATATTGCAAGTTTTATAAAGATACCTAAAAACCCAACTCCGCTTTTAAAAGATATTTGTGTAAAGCTTACAATCATGGAATTAAAACGCCGCAATGATTTTCCAAAAGAAAGCTTGGAAGAAATTAAAGAATGGGCTAATGATTTGCTTTTAAAAATGGCAAATAAAAAAATTCCAACTGAAATTGATGAAGATAACTTTATCCCACAAAATAAAGTTAGAGCGTTTAAGATTAAAAGAAAAAGAATGGATTTAAGGAGAATAAATGGCTAATAATGAATTAAAAGATTTAGCAAAAGAGCTTTATATTGCAGGTTTTGATATATTTAAAATTGCAAAAATTTTAAACCGCAATGAAAAAACGATTAGAAATTACAAAGCTAAAGATGGCGATTGGGATAAGCAAAAAGCTAATCTTTTAACTTCAAAAATCAAAGATAAGGAAAGTGCTTCATTATATGAAAGCTTTACTGAGCAAATGTTTTGTGCTATTGAAAATATTAACGCTGATGAAAAAATGAATGCAGAAAAGAAGACTGAAGCCATTGCAAGGATAGGTGATAGCTTTTCAAAAATGAGAAAAGTAGCAAGACTTGAAGATCCAAGTAGCTATCGTTTAAATGTTGCTAAAAAAGTGGTTGAAATTATCATAAGTCATTTAAAAAATGATAAAGATTGTGTGGCAAAACTTGTATCACTTTTGGAAAGCGGAGTGATAGAAAAAGAAATTTTAGCAATGGATATTTAATGCTTTTCTCCAAAGAAGAATTAGATGAGTTTTTAATCTCAAACGAACAAAAGCACGAAAACACTCCAAATGAGCTAAAAGGCGCTATGCAAAGAAAAGACTTTTTAGAATGGATGGATGAATTAAAAAATGAATTAAAAACTCAATTTTTGCATGAAAGCCATTTAGATCCTACTTTAAAAGAAGAAAGAATTAAAAGAGCAAGTGAGGATTTTGATTATTTTGCAAGAACTTACTTTCCGCATTATTTTACCATTAAAGGTGAGTGTGGCTTACATTTACATTTAAATAAAGTTTTTACAAAAATCGCACTTAAAAAAGAAAGCAAAGGCGAAAAACACGCCATAGCTGCACCAAGAGCTCATGGTAAATCAACTTATACCTCACAACTCTTTCCTTTGTGGTGTTTGGTTTTTAAATATAAAAGCTTTATAGTAGAGATTTCAGATGCGGTTGAACTTATGGAAGGAATGCTTGAAGCCATAAAAGCAGAACTTGAAGACAACCCGCATTTAAAGCTTGATTTTCCTGAGGTTGTAGGAATTGGCAAGACTTGGCGTGTGGGTGAGTTTGTTAGCAATAATGGCGTAAAGATTAAAGCTTTCGGTAGCGGAAAAAGACTGCGCGGGGTTAGATATGGGGTTAAAAGACCTGATTTGGTTATTTTAGATGATTTAGAAAACGACACCAATGTCAGGAGTAAAGATCAAAGGGATAAATTAGAAGATTGGGTAGATGAAGCGGTTTTAAACTTAGGGAGTGCAGATGGAAGCTTAGATGTGCTTTATATTGGAACAATTTTGCACAATGATAGTGTTTTAGCTAGAAAATTAAAACTAGGGTTTTGGAATCCTAAAGTCTTTAGGTCAATCGAAGAGTTTCCACAAAGGCTTGATTTATGGGATGAATATGCCACGCTTTATAGAAATACTGATTTTAACACGGCTCATCAATTTTATTTAAAAAATAAAGCTTTAATGGATAAAGGAGCAAAAGTTCTTTGGGAAGAAGCCAAAAGCTTAGAGGATTTAATGAAGCTAAGGGCTGAAAATCTAAAAGCTTTTAATAAAGAGCAACTCAATAATCCAAGAAGTGAAAATCAAATCTTTAGTCTTGATAGCATTAACTTTTATGATGTTTTACCACCAATTAGCCAGTATTACATGTACATTGATCCTGCAGGAGAAAAAGCAAAAAGCGACTTTAGTGCAATTACCATTATTGGTAAAGGTGTAAAGGGCTTTTATGTAGTAGAAAGCATTGTAAAAATTTTAAAAGCACAAAGTATTATAAAAACCATTTTTAATCTTCAAAAGATTTATAAATGTCGTTTGATTGAAATTGAAACTAACGGCGGTCAATTTTTCTTAAAAAAATGGTTACAGGAGAAAAGCTTAGAATCTGGAGTATTTTTACCTTTGCGCGGCAAAAATAATAGCATTAGCAAGTTTGAACGCATCGAAAGCTTAAGCCTTGCTTTTGAAAATGAAGAGCTTTTTTTACACAAAAGTCAAACCATGCTTATAAATCAACTTTTAGAATTTCCAGAAGGCAAAAACGATGATGCACCTGATAGTTTAGCAGGAGCATTTTTATTAGCAAGAACAAAAAGTAGTATTAAAAGAAGAAAGCATCATGTTAACCCTGTTTCAAGAATAAGGCATTTTTAAAGGAAAAATATGAAAAAAGAAACAAAAAGCAAAAGAGAAGTGATTTTAAAAAACAATAGTTTAATTGATACCTTAATCAATTCTCATTTTTTAAATATCACAATGATTAAAGAAAACGATCAAAGAATGATTTTTAAAGACCTAAGCTTTATTCAAGCTATGCAAAGCAGAAAAGGAGTTATACTTGCCAAAGAACTTCAAATCATTTGCGAAAATGAAAAAATCAAAGAAAATTTTGAATATCTTTTTCACCCTGATTTAATAGGACAAATCTTAGAAACCTATCTTTATGGGCTTAATGTGTTTGAGGTTAATTACAAGTTAAAAGATGGTTTTTATTATCCAATTTTAAAGCAAAGAGATTTTAGAAATTTTGGTTTTAACGAAGAAGATGAACTCATTTATAATGGCAATGGTTACGAAGAAATTGTGGAAGATAAAAAAGCAATTTATGGACTTTTTGGCTCAAATTTTTTATTTAAAAATGGCGATGCATTGCTAGCTAAGCTTTATTTTCCAGTAAAGCTTAAAAATGCAAGTTTAAAGTTTTGGATGGAGTTTTTAGAAAGATTTGGCTCCCCTTGGGCGGTTGCAAAAACAGATAGCGATCCTGATGCTTTGGCTTCTGAAATTCATCAGATGTTAAATGGCGATAGTGCAGTCATTGACAAAGAAGAGGAGCTTGATTTAATCCAGCCAAAGACTAAGGCAAATTATAATGAAATAATAGATTATCTTGATAATCAAATAAGAAGTGTGGTTTTAGGAGCCAATTTAAGCTCTCAAGTAAGTAGTGGATCTTTAGCGGCTGCACAATCTCATAATGATATTAGAAAAGATTTGGCAGCTCAAGATGGACAAATCGTGCTTTTTATCTTAAATCGTGCGCTTAAATTTTTTAAAGAAATCAATAATTTTAAAGATGAACTCTATGTGCAATTTTTTAATGAGTCTGATCCAAAAAGCGAGCTTTGCGAAAGGGATTTAAAACTCTTTAATATGGGCTTTATCTTTGATGAAGAATACATTAAAAGCACTTATAATGTGGAGGGCAAGCTTATAGGAGAGATTTTAGAAAAAAAAGACTTTAAAGATTTAGAAAATGAAAAAAA